GAAGATCAACAACATTTATTTTATATTTTATCTCATTTTCTAGATTAATATCTTTCAAAGTAAAACCTTTTAGTGTTAAATATTGTTTAGTTAATTGATAACCTAGATTGATAATATTTAATTTTTCATCTTGAGATAAATTAAAAATATGAAACATTTGTATATCACTTTCAATAACAATTGTGTTATCTAGATATTTATTTTTTTTTATTAATGTTTCTTTAGTTACCATATAAATTATAATACTTTTATATAATTCAATAACATTCTTGCATTTTTCATTGGAAATTTTTTCTGAACATAAGACACCAATAGTTGTATCTAGTTTATCTTTAAATATATCAATTGGATAATTGTTATTGATACCACCATCAACTAGATGACAATTATCCTCATTAAGTGGACTAAATATTGGTGGAATTGCCATTGATATACGTAATGCTTTTATAATAGACATATGAGGTGTTAATACATGATTATAAAGTTGTGGTTCTATAATTCCTTGATATACCTTTGATCCAGTAATATTTATTTTAATCGGATTATAATTCCACATATCTAGAAAAGATATTTCATATGGGTTTTTATTTGGAAAACGAACAGCAATAATAAATCCTAAGAATTTTTCCATGAAATCACCATTATCTAGACCATATTTATTAATTAAATGTAATATTGAATCAGAATTGATATTATGAAGCCAATTTAAATCAATACCCATAAAAATATTTATTAAATCAACTGGATTAAATTTTAAACATACTAGAACAGAAAATAATGCACCAATTGATGTTCCTGCAACTTCTTCTAGATTATCTAAAATACCATACTCATACATGGCTTTAATAACACCTAGATAACTAAACCCTTTTGAACTACCACCACTGAAGGCTATATTTTTAATACTTTTGACTGTTTTTTTAAGATCCTTTAATTTATCTTGTAATTCTTTAATTTGATTTTCTATGTCTTCCATTTTATCAAATATGTATAGAAAAATATTTAAAATAAAAACGAATTCGTAATTTCATTATATAATTTTTTATATATTATATAGTAAAATATATATAATAATAAAATGAGTAAAATGATTAATATTGAAGAACTCCATAGAGAACAAGAAAAAAAAGAAGAGAATAAAAAAGAAATATTCACTACTGTTCTCCAAATGGTTCATGATAAAATAAAATTTACAAATAAAGTTAGTAATGATAAATTTTGTTTATTTGCCGTTCCAAATTATATTTACGGATTACCATTATTTAATATCAATAGTTGTATAATATATTTAACAAAAAAACTCTCAGACAATGGGTTCGATATTAGATTTACACCACCTAATTTATTATTAATCAATTGGGAAGAAAAACCAAAGAAACCACCAACATTAAATTATAATGCTACACCACAACAAAGGTTAGATGATGCTAGAAGAAAGGCTTTAGAATATAAACCAATAACTGATTATCAACCAACTAATAACTTTGTATATGATAATTCATTAAATACATTACAAGAAAAAGCAAATAAATTATTATATGATCCTAGATTTTAATTTTACATTGTCATTTTACCTACACGATAAATAGAATCGAGTATAAAAATAACAAAGATACCAAATATTACAAAGAGAATGATATCATGAATATTTTCTTGAACTGGTTCATCAAAATGATTAAGTTTTTTTAATATTAAATCTAATTTTTCATTAAATTCCGCTAATCTAGGATCTGTTTCAACATTTTCAAAATTAGATTTAGTTGTTGGTAATGGGGTTTGTGTTGGATTAGACTTAGGTGTTTGATTAGGATGTACCTTTGTTGGTACTGGAGCATAATAATCATCACTATCATCAATTATATTTGGGTCATTAGTTGATTTACCAAAAGTACGATTAATCATATTTGTATTGACACCATCAGCATAATTTTTATTCATTTGAAACATATATTCTTGAACATCCTTAGGTTTGATATTGTAATCAGTTGGTCCAAATTCATCTCCATCAAATCCAGATTGTTGATTTTTAATAGATAAATATTGATCTTCTTCAGGATAATTACCAATTGTTACATTAAGTTCTCTTTGGGGTTCTTGTGCAGTAAATCGTTGAGTTGGAAGTTCAGTACCATATTTCTTTTGTTTTATAGGTTTCTTTTTTCTTTTTTGTTGAATATCAGATGGCGGATATGAATCATAATTTTCACCAAACACTTCAGATAAACTTGCTGGCATATTTTAATTTATTATATACTAAAGAAATAATTCTCGATTTTCTCACTTTAAAAATAAAATAGAAAGATGATTTTAAATAAAACGAATATATTTCTAGCATTAGTTTTAGTAACATATTTAGTTGTTTGTTCTAAATATGTTGGCTGTAAAAACAATTTATTTAAAAACCAAATATATCTACTAATTTTATTAATTTGTGTGATTATAATTTATCCATATCATCGACAAGCAGGTATTACATTATTATTAATTGCAATAATAAGTAATTCACCTGTTTTTAAAGAAGCATATGCTGATTATATGGGTGATCAAAATGTAAATAAATTAGAAAATATAGAATCTAATTTTAATCAAACATTAGAAAAAAGAAAACAAATATCACTTAATACTAATCTAGATAATCAAGAACCTAGAATGTTATTACTTGAAAAGGAAGATATCATTACACCATTAGAAAAAGAAATTGTACGAGAAGTTCAACGACAATTCGAAGAAGATATTGATTTAATAACAACAGATAATTTCAATAAACTGTTACAATATACAGATGAAGGGGATCCTATTAATGCTGGATTAATTCCAAAAGAAATTGACCCTAATAATGCTGGTATTGATTATAATCAATTAGTTAGAATAGGTAATGTTATCAAGTTTTAATAACTTTTTATTGCTGCTACTCTTGCTCTTAATATAAAGAATAATATCAACATAAAAATAAATACAGGTAATCCAGGTAATACTGCAAGTGCAATTATTAAACCCGCAAATGTTATAAAGGATTGTACTAAAGAAAACATCCATGATAATAAAGTTGATAAAACATTCGTGTTTTTAACTTTACTTAATATACCTTTTTTACCTACGGCTCCTATAGCACCCGCTCCGCCAGCAGATTTTGCTAACATTTCCATTTCACTTGCACCACCTAATTGTATATTTTTACTATTATTTCCGATACATATAAAATTAAATAATACTATTAAAGTAAACACAACATATAATTCCTTATAATTTTTGTTATAAAAATTTTTTATTTTTTGCCAATATGTTTCTTGATTATCAACTTCATTTGAAGTTTTATGATTTTGATTATCCATTTATCATTTACTAACAAAAAAAAGATTTTCTAAATTGTATATAATTTACCGAATAGTCCTGACATAATAAAATAAAATACGGTTATATACAAAAGTATAGGGACTGATGGTACCGCTACAATAAAAATTAATAATAAATACAAAAGTAATATGTTTTTTGCAACCCATGACATTATACTTATTCCTCCTGATAATGGAGAGAATTTACTAATGAATGATTTCTTTTTTCCTTCACCATTACCTTCTCCACCATTACCCTTATTCATTTGACCCATTGCCATATTTTCTTGAGGTCCACCACCAACAATATTACGATTCATATTTTTCGAAGGATATATTAAATATAAAATTAATAATGTTACAATGGTTATTAATATTAATACTTTATAGTTTTTGGATAAACCTGTTTTAAATTCATCATATAATTTTCTTAATATAGATCTAGTATCTTTTTCTTCTTTTTTTATTTCATCCTGTTCTAGATTATTATTATTTTTCATTTATTTTTTCAAAAGAAAAAATTATATCTTATTATAATATAAAATCTTATAATTTAAAAAAATATGAGCCAATTAACTAGCCAATCATTATGTGTTTTAGGGATGATAGTTGCTGTTGCAATTATACCTAAATATATAACATTGCCCGAAGGATTAGAATTATTATTTCAAGATAAAATTGGACAACTTTTATTATTAGGATTAGCAATTGCTGTTGGATCATACAATTTCATATGTGGATTATTTTTAGCAATGCTTTTCTTATCTATTATGTTAAAAAGCAATAGACAAATTGCACAAGAAGGGTTTTCTGATTATGTAGAAGATGAAAATCATGATATGGAATTGGAAGACTTTAAAGATGAACCTTCAGAATCATCGCCATCTACTAAATCACTTAAACCACAAAAATCAACAAAAACAACAACAACCAAATCATCCACAAAAAAAACATCATCACAACCTGATGTATTAGAATCTGAAGAAACTAACACACAATCTATGAACTATGATGATGATCAAATGGTTTTACCAACACCAGATGTAAATCAATTAAAAATGCAACTTGATAGTTCACAAGAAATTATTAAAGATTTAGAAAAAAAATTAGATTCATATCAATCTAAAGAAACTAAATCAACTAACTCAACTAACTCAACTAACTCAACTAAATCTATGAAATCTATGAAATCAATGAAATCAATGGAATCAACAAATAGTGAAGAAGAAGAACCTACAATTGAACCTTTTTCATGTGGTTGTGATTCAGATGATGCAAGAGTTAAATTAATTAAATATCAAAAAGTCAATGAATTAGATATTCAAGAAAATTTTGTTGATAAAAATAATATGGATCTATTTGATGTTGCCGGATGTAAATATGATATGGGTTTTAAATCACAAAATGATACTTACTATGGTCCACCAGTATCAAGTTGTAATGCTTATAAAAATATTAATCTTGAAAAAACAGGTACTGTGTTTTACCCTCTTAATTAATCAGTTATTTTTTCATTTTTATATTTTTAACTTTTTTCTTTTAAAATAATAAAACATCGAATATAAATGTCCAAACCCAAGATTATTACTTCAACGGGTGGTTTTATAAATATACTTGATACATCTCTTAGTCTTTTAAATAATAGTAAATATTTTGCTGCAATTATGATGTTATTAATGAATCTTGGTTCTAGATATATTAGTTTAGAACTTAGTCAATTTCATGAAGAAATATTAAGCAAACCAATAGTTAGAAGACTACTTGTTTTTACAATTATATTTATGGCAACACGTGATATTAAAACATCCTTGATATTAACGGCAGTTTTTATTATTCTTATTTCAGGTATTTTTAATGAAGACAGTAAATATTGTATATTACCAGGGAGAAATAATAGAAGAATTACAAAAGAAGATTTTCATTATGCACAAAACATAATGGAGAAATATAATAAACAAAATAAAAAAGATCAAATGATCAATCCTCAACAACCCCAAAATAAATAATTTTATTTTTTAAACTTTTTATATTTTTGACAACACTTTTTTCTAAAAAGTGTTTTTTGACCACACTTTTTCCTAAAAAGTGTTAGAGATCCATATTACGACGGTCTCCTGTGATATCATCTAAAAAATTGTCTAAACCATCCGGACCATTCATTTGACGACGACCTCCTGAATTTTGAGAATTTTGAGAATTTTGACGATTATCTGATCCACCACGATTCATCGCACCACCCATCATACCTGCAAATGTTGCTTCAGCAGGACCTTGTTGAGCCATTGATGATAATAGTGTTTGTTTCATATGATTCATCAAATCAGGATTTTGACGAAGAATATCTTGTGCTCCAGGAAGCACAGATTTGAACATAGTATTCGAAAGATGATACATAATTGCACTACCACCAAGACTAAGGAGTAGACGAAGTTCAGGTGCCATACTTCCACGGTCTTTATATTTTTCATAAATTTCTTCAAAAATTTCATCATAATCATGTTGTTGCGAATGTACTTGATCAGACCAACCATCGAGATGAAAATCAAAAGGATTTGCTTTAGCATTAAGATATTCAACGGCTGTTGTTGCTGAAACAAGCATTTGACGATACATTTTAACTGAGTTATCCATAAGACGTTCATTATGGAGTTTCTCATATTCATATTTAATTTCTTCGTATGAAGAGTTCATTGTGTAAGTGCGTGGAACAATTACACCTTTACGTTTAAGACGTTCAAGTTTGCAAAGAAGATCAAATTTTTTACGTTGCATTTCTTCTACAGACATTGGTTGTTCGTATGAGTTATATGAATTGTAATTGTTATTCATTTGTTGAGGAGGATTAAACCGTTGTTCTTCTTGTGGTGCACGAACATTATCAGTTAAAACATCATCATCAAAATTAAAACTCATACCACCTCCAGATGGTGGTTTAAGTTCAATTGGTGAAGAACTCACACTAGAAATCTTATTTATTGTTGGTCGGCTTGTTGTTACATCTTTTAATTCATCTTCAAGATAGGAATCAATATCAAAATTCTTATTTTGAAGATTCGGGGTGTTATTGTCAATGTTTGAATACATATTGTTGCTAAAACTAGATTTGGGTTCTTCAATTGGTGTAAATCCGGAAGGTGAAGGGCTAGGGCTAGAACGACGTTTTTGTTTATCTTTATTCATAATTAAATCAAGGCCAAATGAAGAGTCCATACCTCCGCTTGGACTGCGGGGTGGTGGATCTCTTGTAATTAAATTAGGGCGGGACGCTGTTTTCGACGACCCCATATCAAACGAAATATCTTTAATATCATCAAGTGAATCTAAATCAAGTGCTTCCATATTAATTGTCTATTAAAATATTAATTATATAATCTAATATTAATTGATTTTAAGTCTTTATTAGAAAGAAAAAAAAATTGTCATACGCAAAATATTTTTAATAAAACTCAACTTTTTTATTTTTTGCTTTTACTTGTGGTGTTCTTGGCTTTGCTATTGTTGTTTTTGGGGTTGGAGTTGGAGTTGATGTTTTTGGTTTTGAAAATTTATAAAAACGAAATGGTTTCTTTGTTGTCATCATATCTTGTTTCATACTTTCCACTAATTCTTTATCTGATATTTTTTTAGATGTATCACTATCAATAACATTACGATTTCCAAAATATTCATTTAAATCAATATCTGAATCACTAAATTGTTCTTCATTTTCATCTCCATCTCCATCTCCATCTTCATCTCCATCTTCATCTCCATCTTCATCTTCATCTTCATCTTCATCTTCATCTTCTGTACTATCATCAATCATGTTAATTATATCATCATTATCTTTTTCAAGATCTACATTTTCATCATCTAATTTTTCTTTTTCTTCTTCATTTTCTTCTTCTTTTTTAACTGCTTTTTGTTTTTCTTTGCTTGATTTTGATGCTGATTTATTTTGTAATTTAAATCGACGATCAATAAAATAACAATTAGTCAAATAAGCATCTGATAAATCGTCTTTTTTATTGTGTGAATTAAAGAATTTAAACCATTTTTCATTCTTTTTAATCATTTCAATTGTATAAAGAATAGCAACTTTCTTATTAATTTGATATTGACCACTTAAATGAGATAAGGTACCTATAATTTTGTTATCAACATCGTCAAATGCTTCTAATTTTTTACTGGCTGAAAAGAAATGAATATCTTTGACTTTATCTTTTAAAATTCCATTCATTATAAAATACCCATATAATAGGATCTGTATAGTCTTCATTGTTGGATTCTTTAAAACAGGTTGATTTTCAATTATAATTTCATCAACATCCAAAAGCACATCTTGTAGTTTATCTAGATGTTGATATAATCTTTTTGCCAACATTAGAACCGACATCGTTTTAACAAGTTTCTTTTTATTTTTTTGTACTTCATATGTTTCAAAAGGAGTCTTGTTTTGTACTACTTTGAGATGTTGATTACAATAAGAAGTATTAAGATTATCCTTTCTAGATATAATACCTATTTTAGTACATCTTTTTGTTTCATTATTCTTTTTATTAGTAATTTCATAAGAACAAATTAATTTTTCATTCAAATCTAGAAATCGACATGGTTTATATTTAATCATCATTCGATGCATTTTACATAAACCCTTTTCAGGTTTATCTTGAAATAAATAAGCAACATTAGTTGTACATTTTTTACCATTTTGATTACTTTCTGCACATTTATGTGCTTCTTTTTCAATTTCATCAATATCATTCATTAAATTTACAACACCCCAATCAATAATTGTTTTATTTTTAGTATCAATATCATAATCTATTACAGAATATGCTAAATTTTTAATACCTACATCCCATGCTAAGAATTTCATTTTATATATTTTAATAATTAAGTGAATATTTTTTATATCTTATTGATGTAAAAAAAATCTCATTTTTATAATAAATAAATGCCTAAAAAACAAATCAAATCACATAAATCAAAAACAGTCAACCGTAAAAAGACTAATAAAAAAATCAAAAGCCCTAAAATAAATATTAAAACAACCACACCTAAACCAACCATTTTATATTCAAAAAATCCAGTTACCGGTGAAGAAACTGTAGCGACTGCAACGACTATGAATAATCAAGGTGTTCACTCTTTTGCAATTTCTGTTGAAAAAAATATGCCACCTTCATATCATATAGAAAATAACGGTACTGAAACTTTTACAATGAGTCAAAAAAGATCTTTAGTTGTTCAAAGTTACAAAGATATGGGTGAAGATCGTGTTAAAGTTAAAGTAAGAACTGCTAGAAAACACTCGCGTAAATAGCTAATATTTGATCGTAATTGTCTTAGTGTTTTTATTTGTACATTTATTAATACTCCATATAAGACCAAATGGAATTGCACAAAGTATATCAAGAGTTAATGAACAAGGAAAGCACATCCAACAGCAACTACTACATCCAGTGTTTCCATCCTTATTACCTGACATAAAACTACCAGACTCGCAACCATGCATCATTTCATTATGTGTTGCATTGGTAATCATAAACGGATAAACATCACATTTAGAAGTTTTATTGACTGACATTTCTTTTGGAAATTAAAAAGATATCTATTAAATATCTAATTTGTTTTTTTTAAAGTTTAAAAATATCAATTTTATGAATATTTCAAATAATCAAAAATTATAAAATATGTAAATTATTAGACTTGTTTAGTACCACCATTATAAACATATCCATGACCATCATTGATCATCTTTTGATTAACAGAAACAGTGTCTTCTTTTGTTTGAAAAAGAGTACCTAATACTCTTCCATATTTATCAAACCCATCAAATTGAAGCCATGTAATACCAGTTAAATAATTTTTAAGAGCATCTTTTGATAGGACCGCTTTCTTTTTTATTTCATCCCGATTAGAAAGAGTCATTGATGGTTTCATTTCAGGTGAATCATAACCATTCATACGAACGGTAATTTTACCAACAATTCCACGCCATTCAACAGCCATCTTGCATGTATCTCCATCGTAATTTGCCAAAAGTTTAACAGGCATTAAATCTTTACCCATATCAAAAATGTCAATTGTGTTTTCAAGTGTACAATCTGTGAGTTTATCCATTTTATTATATACAATATAATAAGATATTCTTATCTTGAAAAGTCAAAAATTAATTTATAATCTAAAAGTATTGCATAAGAGCATCCGCATTATTAGGGAAAGGATCAATTGTAATGTTATAGTGATGTTCAATTGCTTTTAGTTTAGGAGTATCATATGGAGTATTAAAGTTAATAGCAACACCTTTACGACCATAACGACCACTGCGACCAATACGATGAAGGTAACTATCCACTGATTTTGGAATATCATAATTGATTACAATTGAAATTTGTTGAACATCAATACCACGTGAAAGAAGATCAGTTGATACAAGAACACGCGTACGTCCTGATTTGAATTCTTTCATTTTTTCTTCACGCTCAAGGGGTGTCATGCTACCATGAATTGAAGAAACGCTAAAGTTAGTATTACTGAGTTTTTCGCTAAGTTCTTCTACCATTTTACGTGAATTGCAATAAATTACTGATTGTGATAGTGAAAGAACATCATAAAGATCACAAAGAATATCAAATTTATATTCATTACGATCAATATCAATAACATATTGTTTAATACCATTAAGACTTAATTTCTCTGGTTCTACAAGAATTTGAACTGGATTACGCATGAATTTTTCAGTCAGTTCAAAAAATTCACGTGGCATCGTGGCACTAAAAAGTGCTACTTGAGTATTATTAGGAAGAAATTGAAAAATGGATCTGATTTGGTCAAAGAATCCAAATTTAGGATCTTGTGTTTCATCTTTAGGTTGATGAGTTTTTTTGATCATCTCATCTGCTTCATCAATTACAAGAAGACGGATGTTATTGGTACGAAGTCCTTTACGACGAATCATATCATAAATACGACCTGGTGTTCCAACTACAATATGGGGACGTGTTTTAAGAAGTTCAATATTATCCTTTACAGGGATACCACTTACGGCAAGACAGATTGAAATATTCATGTATTTACCAAGATTTGAGATAACAGATTCAACTTGTGCGGCTAATTCACGTGTATTGGCAAGAATAATTGCTTGTGTCTCCTTAAGTTTATGATCAATAACTTGTAAAGTACCAATCGAATATGTACCTGTCTTTCCCATACCTGATTGTGCTTGACCAATCACATCATGTCCTTCTACAATTGGTTTAATACCACGACATTGAATTTCACTGGGACGTTCAAAGCCATAACTATAAATACCACGGGTTAATTCATCTTTTAAATTCATTTCATCAAAATTATTATAAATTGTTACTTCTGATTGATTATTTTCGCTCATTTTATATATTTAATTATATAATTAAATAAATAGATAAATCTTATACCGCTTTTTCAAAAACTTTAAAAATAAAAGAAATATTTTAATCTATTTTTTTTGAGGAATATCCATCTTTAAAATAGGTAAATTTGCTTGATTACCAGGAATAGTTATTTCATTAATTTTCTTTTCGTCTTTTTTAGGTTCTACTTTAGGTTCTACTTTCTTTTCTTCTTTTTTATGTTCTACTTTAGGTTCTACTTTCTTTTCTTCCTTTTTATGTTCTACTTTAGGTTCCACTTTTGGTTCCATTTTTTTTATTTCAATGTGTTTTTTATTTGAACCTTTATGATTAGATGGTTTTTTATTTGAATATTTTTTCATAGATAAACGTTTAACAGCAGGATTTTCCTTTAATGGTTTCATTGGTTGTGGGTCGTTAAATTTAACAGTAGGCATTGTACGTGGGTCAAATTTAATATCATCTACCATACGAGGTTCCCCTAATTTATGAGCAGGTGCTAAATCAAGTGTACTACGCATATGCATAATTGCTTGATCAAATAAATCACCGAGTTTAACATAATCAATATGATATTTATTATGAGGTAAATTTGAAGGATTAGTTGATTTACCATCTGATGTTACAATAACAATTGTTGGCTTTTTCTGAACATCATTAATTAAAACTTGCTTAATTAATAATCTTTCATTTGAATTGTAATGGTTAGCCAACAAATATATAACTTGTTGTATTAAATGATTTTTAATAATATCTTCTGGTTGTGCAAAAGGTTGAAGTTTATTATAATTTGATAATAATAAGGATTGTTCATTTATTTTTTTTTTATCTTTAAATTCACCAAATACAATTTCAAATGAACGTCTGAATGAATCAAATCCTTCAAACATTTGATCTAATCTAATAAGATTGTCCATATGAGTATAATATTTTGAATAAAAATCATTAGTTGCATTTGAATACTTCTTTAAAGAACTTATTAAATTCTTTTCAGATGCCATACAATGTTTCATAATATAAAAATATTCAGGATATTTTTCTTTTAATTTTTGGTGTCTTGTGCGACCAAAAGCACCTCCATTTTGTACGGTTTGTGACATTTATTATTAAATACGAAAAAAAATGAAAAATGGGTTTTTTGAGATAATATTTTCACGTTAAAATTGATTTTTAATAAACATCATTATGATTATTGAATCAGAAATTACACTTACATTATTCTGGTTTTTTAAAATGGCCAACATTCAACAACTCATCAATCGTGATTTCCCAGAGGGAAGTGAGATGGTCTTTGATCAAAACAAAGACGCATCTAGAATTATTTTCACTGTGTGTGATATGTTTATGAATTTTGATGATTTCGGAACTAATTATACCCAATCAAATGGGTGCGAGACATATTTACTTGACACATGTAGTTTTCTCAAAAAAAAGAATTCTGATTTTCACAAACATAATACATATATTGTAACATGTGGCGTTTTCCTTGAAATAATTCAAGGGTGTACTCACACAACAATCGATAATGGTATTTTTGTAAAAGATCTTCAGAAATTATTGGATTTGAAAAACTATCTCGGTGATAATCTTGTGTTTCTATCTCTTGGTCGTAAGAGACGAGCATATTGGGTTGGACATGAACCTAGTAAGTCATGTCGTCCTTGCTCAAATACACATACTCCTCATCATCGGATTCTTCGTGATATCGACACTGAATTACATCGTCTATCAATCTTCATGAATTGTAAGATTGACACATGTGATTATATTCTTCAATGTCGTTACAAAAAACATCGTACTTTATTCACAAATGATCGCAAGTAAATTAGTCATATAATTGACTTCACAAACATAAATTTTTTTATATAAAATTGAAAAATTATATAAAACATTATATAATAATGTTATTTACATTAGAATGAGTAAATTAGATCAAATTATACAACTAGTATCAAATTGGGATAAAGATTCACGTCTTTCATGGGATGAATACTTTATTGCAACTGCTTTTCTCATTGCATCACGTTCACCGGATCAAAGACTTAAGGTTGGTTGTGTGCTTGTTAAAAATAATCATATTATTAGTGTTGGATACAATGGATTTTTACCCAAAATAGAACATAAAAGTTATATGGAAAATGGACATGAACAAGCAACTGTACATGCTGAACAAAATTCAATTAGTGATTGTGCTAAAAGAGGTGTTGCTACAAATGGTGCAATTGCATATATTACACATTATCCTTGCATAAATTGTTTTAAGATACTTTCTTCATCTGGTATTAGTAAAATTCTATATCGTGATAATTATCGAAACCATGATTTAGTTAAATTATTGGCAGAACAAGCACATATTGAAATTATACAACTTATTTAACATAAAAAAAAACCATTATAATATATAAAATATATAAAATATATAAAATAAATATGTCAATTGAATCAATTAATTCTATGGTTGATAAGTTTGAAGGAATGGATACCGGAGACATTTTACTAATGGGAAATCAATCATATTGGTTTTCTAAACTTATTGAATTTTATACTGGTAGTAAATGGTCACATGTTGGAATAATATTGAAAGATCCTGTTTGGATAGACCAATCAATGACCGGATTTTATTTATGGCAATCTGGTAGTGAAAATTTTGTTGATACAGAAGATCATAAAAATTTATTTGGTGTTAGAATAGATAAATTAGAAAACATTCTAGATACATATGATGGTTATATTGGATGGCGACATCTAAAATTAAAAAACCAAATTCCAGATCTGGAAGATAAATTAAAAAATATACATAGTATTGTTCATGATAAAAAATATGATATTCATATGCTAGATTTTATTAAAGCAAGAGAATATATTAAAGAAACAACATGTATGTTTTTATCTTCAATCTTTAATTATCGTAGAACTGATGTTTTCTTTTGTAGTGCACTCGTAGGATTTATATATCAACATTTAGGTCTTTTACCAGAAGATACTGAATGGTCTAGATGCGAACCTAAAACATTTTCATCAGAAAATACAAAATTAAAACTAGAAATGGATGCAGAATTAGACGATGAAGTTTATATTAAATAGATTTATAATTACCACTTAAATAATTAGCAGATTCTTTAATTAGATTAAATGAATGTGTTATATAATTTTTTAAACTAGTTTGTAAAGGTGATACACCTTCAACATTAGATGATTTTATTTTTTGTTCATTTTTAATATCTATATTTATTGGTTTACTAGAAATTATAATAAAACTATCATCACCGTTGTATAATGGATTTTTTTTTTCAATTAAAACTGATGTTTCATGTTGTTCATCATCTAATTCACTAAAACTTTTCTTTTTAATATCTGAAGAATTTATCAAATGAAAATTATTATCACTTCCTGAATCAATATCTATATCAAACATAGTAGAACTTTCAGATGTGTTTCTGGTACGATTATTAAATTTTTTTTTAACTAATTTAGGACTATTATTACTACGAATACTTTTTAATTCTTTCAATTCATTAATCTGATTAATAATAAGATCTAATTTCTTAGACAATACATCATCATCTACTTCTTCGATTTCTTCTCCTTCTTCTTCTTCCATTTCTACATCCATTTCTACTTCTTTTTCATTTTTTTCTTCACAACTCATAAATAAATCTTCATCTTTTATAATATCATTCTTTTCTTTAATATTAGATGATGGTGATTTTGTAATACTTTTTTTAAATTCTTGTAAAGAATTATGTAACTGACTTAATTCAGATTTTGACTGTATTGAATGTATTGATATTGGTGTATTATTTACAGATTCATGGTATTGTGTTGAATTTAATTCAAATTTTAATTTATCTAATTTATTATTTTTTATCTTATTGGGAGTATTATATTTTATATTTCTACTTTGTTGATCATCCATAATAATCTTATCAGCCATCTCAAGAATTTGATTATCATTAATCATTTTAATTCTTTCTTGTTCTTCAATTTCATTAATTAAAAACCAATCATGTCTAAAAAATTCATTCCATTCAATCCTTTTACTAGGTTCTTTAATTAATAGTTTACTTAATATATCACGACATTCATTGCTTACAATAATATTGATAGGTAATTTATAATCTGATTCTTTCATTAATTGTGGTAAATGATATAATGATTTTGGATAAATAGGTAATTTTCCACATAACATTTCATATAAAATAATACCAACAGACCATAAATCGGCTTTTGTTGTATAACTTCGATCAATATTTTTAATATTTTTAATATTCGTTTTATTCGTCATTGGTACTACAATTTCAGGTGCCATATATAAAGGACTTCCACATAAAGTATTAAATTGTTGATCACCTTGAAAACTTTTTGCTAACCCAAAATCTGCTATCTTTACAATGTTACCATGAAACATCAATATATTTTGAGGCTTCAAATCACGATGTACAATATTTTTTGATAATAAATACTTTAAACCTTTTGCAATCTGTCTCATAAAAAATTTACCATAAATTTCACCAACTATATTTTCTTTTTTCATATGATCTGATAAATTACCTATTGGAGCATATTCCATAATAATATTAACATTATCAAAATCTTTTTCATAAATTACATCATACATCATAACAATATTAGGGTGTTTTAATTCTTTCATAATTTCAATTTCTTTAGTGATAATTGGTGAAATTTTGTGGATATCTTTAACATGTATTCTTTTGATTGCGACTTCTAATCCAATATCCTTTTCAATCCCATGATATATTGTTGCAAAAGATCCAATTCCTATTTTTTTTTTATTTACATGATAATTTCCAATTGTAAAACAATCATGAGCCTTTAAAAAGGTCTGAATAGTAGTTGATGCTTTTAAATCAGTGTCTCTATTCACCCCTATTTCCATTATTCATCTTAATTTAATAATAGCACTTTTTATTATTTTGATTTTTAATTTGTATAAATAATCATTTTAATACCAGTAAGATGATTTGATAAATCAGGTAATTTAATTTTATCATTTTCATCATTTCCAGAAATAATATTACATAATCTAGGATGTTCTTTTTTATCAATTAATTGACCATTACATTCTAGCCAACCTACAGGTATATTTTTACCATAAAACATAACAATAGTTCCAGTAGGGACTTGATTTGCCACCCAACCCATATTTCCATTATCATTTATAACACCTAGAACATGATCTTTTATAGGTTCACTAGATGGTAATGTTAAACAATAATCTTTATTTTCACCACTTGAAGATTTAATAGTAATAATTTGTGGTTTATCAAAATCTTCATTCGAAAAACTTAATTGTGATAAATTTATTGATTCTAGTTCTGCTTTTAATGTTACATCTGTTACTACAACATCATCACCCCAAATTAAATTATCTTGATAATTATGTAATTTCTTCATATTCATCTCAGAAACATTGCCAGTAATATCAATTAAATTAATATTTCTAGCAACAGTTAAATCTCCTTCATTAGTTATTGTTATTAATTTATTAAAAACAATATCCTGGTTACCCTTTGATGATGAATTTATTAATAAAGGTTGATTTTGTTGTCCATCTAGACTAGTTACTTTACATGTATTAACTACCAGGTTATTGAATTGTTGATTTTGTTTTGTAGTAGATCTTATAACACCATAATGTCCAGTAAATTGTGTTTTTTCAACATCATCGTCATCATCATTATCATCATTATCATTGTATTCAACACTTGATTCTGTTTCTATATTTTGATTATTAAAATTAAAATTAAAATTAAAGTCCCTTTCTAGATATAAAGACATAAGCACTCTTTTTTTATAGTTAAATAAAATCTAAATTTATACTAAATAATAATAAATAATTAAAGTAAATCATGGAAGCAACATATAGACAATTAGAAATTAATACACGTGGAGAGAGAGTCGATCAGTTTTTGACTTTAAGTCCTGAAATATCATTTTTTAAACAAGATAGTAAAAGATACTATCCATTTGCTAGAAATACAAGAGCATTAAATTTTGAAACTGTACCTAATTTTGGTATTATGTCAACAGTTAAACTTAGTCGGTATGGTGATTTAGTTGGATCAATATCATTAGAATTAGACTTACCAGAATTAACTGGAACTGATACAATTGGTTATTGTAATAATGTAGGTCATGCAATCATTGATTGGGTTGAAATAGAAATTGGTGGTAATCAAATTGTTAGATTATATGGAGAATGGTTACATATTAATCGTGAAATTAGTAATAAATATGATCAAAAAATTACTCATCGTGAATTAACACAATATTATGATAATATTACACCAGGTACTTTTAATGGAGGTAAAGTTATTATTCCAATTCCGTTTTGGTTCACAGAACCATCTGGTATGTTTTTACCACATTCAGCCATTTGTCGGCATGATATTATTATAAGATTTAAATTTCATCCTCTTTCTAGATTATGGATTTCGGATGATAATAACCCACCAATTGGAAATTATAATATTACAAATGCTTCACTTTTAGTAGATTATTATGTTCTAGATAACCATCAAAAGAAAATGTTTGCACCTACATATGGTGATAAAGAAGGATCTAGTGAGGTTACTTTATATCCACCTAAACTAATTTATAAAATTCAACAAGTACAACAATTAACAGTTTCCATTCCTGCTAAACAAACATCATATAAAGTTGATCTAGGATCTATAAATTTTTCAGTTGGATATCTAGTTTGGGTATTGAGAAGAAATGATGTTAAGACTAATAATGACTGGTTTAATTTTTCAAATGTGTTAGGTGGAAATGCATCTGATCCATTAGTCTCTGCAAAAATCCAAGTTGCAGAAAAAGATCGAACAGATGTTTTATCTGCTAGAAATCTTAGATTACTAGAACCATATAAGACATTCGGTAATGCTTCGGAAGATTATATTTACTGTTATTTCTTCAATCTTTATCCAAATAATAAAGTTCAACCATCTGGAAGTGCAAATTTTACATTCTTAAATGATATGACACTAGAATTAAATTTAATTAGAGGATTACCAGAAATGGATTTTATTTTATATGCAGTCAATTATAATGTTCTAAATGTCGACAAAGGTCAATGTTGGTTACAATACCTTTTAAGCAACTAATTATTAAACTTTTATTTATGATCTTTGTTTTTTTCTGTTAAATATAGTAATAAACCTTATTACTGTAAAATGAAATCGAAATCAAAATCAAAAGTTAGTGTCAAAAACCAAAAAGGAGGTGATGGCTCATGTCCACCTGGAGTTTTTTGTCTTGATTATATTCACATTATTATGGCAGTTGCATTAGTTGTTTTAATTATTGTTCTTTACATTAAAACATCATCCTCTGAACCTAGAAATTATATAGATGAGGATGGTCAAGAACAAGTTACTCCACAACCAACACCATTATTGAAACCATTTTATTACTTGGCTGATTTCATATATCCAGGTTATTATGATTATCATTACCCAAGATATTATAATAATGATTATAGAGACAGAAGACATTATCAACATCCACCACCACCTCCACCACCACCCTCCCATAATCCACCACATCCACCACATCCTCCAAGAGCCCCAGTACCACCACATAGACCACCTGCCCCACCGGCTCCACCTTCACTACCCGCACCACCTGCGCCACCTGCGCCACCTGCATCTTCCGCACCAAATGTTGAAACAATGATTGACGCTGGTTTAATTGCATACCCTCCCCCTAGACAATATTTAGTCAACAAAGAACAAGAACGTTTAATCAATCCTTTATTACCACCGGAAAGAAGTTATGTTTTAACTAATGCTGGATTACCAGTTTACATGGATATGCCAACACGTGGATATATTGGAGGATTTCAACAAATGGGTCTTTTATATAAAAAAGATGCTAAAGAAGACAGTAACAATGAGACTAACATTTTACCATTATTTGGTCGTCCCACCCATACTAACAGTAATAAATGGAATTATTACACAACTAGTGACAAATTTCATTCATTGAAGATCCCTCTTAAATTTAAAGGACGTGATTGCAATGATGAAAATGGGTGTACAGAATTATATGATAATGATGTTGTTAAAGTTGATCCATACAATGGTGAATTCAGTGTTAAGATTTATGGATATGATAGTCCAAAATACATACCACAAATATGGTAAATTATTTTTATTTATTTATGAATTTTACTTCGTTAATTTAATATGTTCAATTATTATAAATAGAACATGGCTTTTTTAGATCAAATTATTCGTAATTGGAAAAACCATCAAGTAACAATCATATTTTTAATACTATTCTTAATATTTTTAGTATTATTCAAAACAGTTTCTAATAAAAAAGAAGAGTTTACAAACGGTTCATCCGATAATGCTCAAGAAATTAGTTTTCAAACATTACGTAGAATTTTCTTTATAAATAGTTTTCAAAAACAAGATTTTGTTAAAATATGGGAAACCAAGACAGATGATAATACATTTATCTCTTTTTGGAGAAGAGAAAAATTTAATGATTATTACCCTATCGGTCATATAGTATTGAAAACCACTACAATTTCTGGTATTAATGATATAAAACAAACTGAACATGAAGGTTTAAAATATTTAGTCAAAGGAGGTGAAAATGCAGTGGATTTCGAAAAAATATGGGATAATAAAAATGTAAGTAGTCAAGATCCTGTTAGTATTTGGAAAGTAATTACACCATCTGGATATGTTGCTATGTCTGATGTTGTTGTTCCTGGTTATGATAAACCATCTGATGATATTATTAAATGTTTACCTTTAGAAGTTCTTTCAGATAATGAAAAAATTAATGATATTAACTGGAAGTATCCAACCCCACAAAATAAAACAGATGATGGAGAAGATATCTCACCACCTAATTCATTATCAGTCTGGAATGTAGGAAATCAGAAGTTCTCATTTTTCTTTGCTAGAGATTCATATCAAAAACCTCTTACTAGAACAGATAAAATTAAAACAATTAAAACATCTATTTTAAATAATCAAGAGACTGATCCAGATGATAGTGGTAAAATATTAAAAGTGACATTAAAAGTATAATTTATTATTGCACATCTTTTTTTAATTTATAATGTAGTAGTATAATAAAAATGAAATCTATTGTATTATTGTTACTAGTTTTAGGTGTTATGATGGTAACAACTGGATATCATCAAAAAATGCAAGAAACATTTAAAAAAGAGAAAGTAATTGAATATCGTTATATACCTCGTAGTTTATTTGAAGAACAAATACAACCAGTTAATTTACAACAATCATTCAATGATATGTTCCGAAAAGACAATGTTTTTATTGGTAGACGTTAAAATTATTCGCTTGCTTCTTCGGTTTCATTAGCACTATCACCCTTAAGTTTACGAGCCATCCAAGGATCTTCTTCTTTGAGTTGTTTAGCCGTTTCTTCAAATGAAACTTCTTTATCATTTTCTGTTCCAAGAGCAATTTTAGTTGATGAAGGAGTTGATTCTTCAACTACTTTTTTTAAAGACGCTTTCTTCATGTCTTGTTTTTGTTGTTCATAGAATTCATCACGTTTAGATTCGTTGCTCTTGTATTTCTTAATAATTTCATTAAGTTGACCGTTAAGATATTCTTGGTTTTCAATCTTATCTGCGGTAGGATCCCATGGGAGCCAATAACCAACTTGACCTACAAAAATATGGAATGAAGGGTCCATACGTTGGAGGACTTTAGCACGAATTTGGGCTTCTTTAATTGTGCTGTAAGTACCACGAATTTTGATGCCACGGACAGTGGTTTGAAAATTGTTTTCTTCGTGGAATTTATTTTCAATGGTTTCTTCGTTAGCATATTGAAAATCTTTGAGATCTTCAGTGAATTTTTCAAAAGGTTGTGAAACATGTTCTTCCGATGACTTGTTAAAAACTTTTTGAAGTTCATTGAGTTTACCAATATCAACTTTACCATCAAGACAATCATTCATTACTTTGTCGAATTTTTCATTGAATTCTTTTTGGAAAGTTTGGAATCGTTTTTTATTAAATTCATGGAAATAATAACTTTCTTTCTTTTCAAGAAGTTTATCAGGACTTACAAAAGAGAGACAAACAAAGTTTTGACCAGGAATTGGTTTATCGACATCTAAGAAATCTTCAGTCGGGTTATCGTTAAGTTCTTCAAATTTACCTTTAGTAGACATTTATTAATTATTAATTGTTTATTTGCTTACTTTATTATTAAAAAATTTTTCTTATACAGTTTTTAAACTCACTTAAATAAATTAAAAAAATAAAAAAAATGAAAAAATGAAAAAATGAAAAAATGAAAAAATGAAAAACATAAAAAAGACAAATAAAAAATTTTTTCCTCTTCGGAAGTACAAACAAACAAACACACGGTTCTGCTTTTTGTACACACTACTGGATGCATGAACACGTCACACCAACCTGAAGTGTAGTCTTACACTTGCAACACACATACTTGCAATCACATTCAACTTTCTGACACTTAAAACACTTGCATTGACCCTTGTCATTGCAGCAGTGCTTCATGCATCGATCACACCGACGGTGTGAGCAGGTTGAAATAGAACAAGCATGCGCATCACAACGCGTAAGAGTCGTACAGTTCGAACATGTTCCACACACGCACTCCCCACAGACAGTACAGTTACCACAATCGTAGCAACGAGGATGATCATATTTAACGTAGTTATCACATGTATTGTTTGAACGGGTCACACAAACACAGAAACCACATTCAACACAACCATTGCACTCGTTACAACGACCATGCGTACACTTGCACCCCTCGGGACAGTACATGCAAAGACCACACTTCGAGCACGACACACACTCACACTGAGCAGGGGTCTTGCGGCACTCATGGCATACCTTGTTAAAGGCAGCACAGCTTTCATCACACGTTGAGTTCTCACAGAACTCGCACACACCATTCTCAACAGTCGACACGATCGACTCAAAACGGCACGCCATTGTTATTATAAATTGGAATATTCTAGTACTCCGGATAATTCTCTTGTAAAAAAATAGGTTTCAATTTTTGAAATAAGATACAATACAAAAATGCTATTTTTGTTTTTATCTTATAATAAATTTAAAATGAATATTAATACAACAAAAAAAGTAAGTAAAAAAGTAAGTAAAAAAGTAAGTAAAAAAGTTAGTAAAAAAGTTAGTGTTAAAAAAAATAAAAATTGTATTTTAGATCAAGTCTCTCATGAAAAACATTTCAATTCAAATTATTTAAAAAATAATATCTGTAAGTTTATTCCATTGTATGATTTTGATCCAAATATTAAAAAAAATATTATATCAACATGTTTTTTTAAAATGAGAACTGGTGGATATAAATCATTTAATAAATATTTAAATGGTATTAAAAAATTACATGAATATGTTAAAACACATTTAAGTGATTTTAAAATACGTATGTTTATTGATTTGAGTATTTATAATG